GAAAATCCCTGAGTTATAACTTATTATCATGAAGTTCGCAAACTTTTTACCAGAAATCTATCCCGACAACTTTGTCCCAAAACTTTTTGAAAAAGGACGTTTCTTATTAGATACGTCGCTAAAACTGCTTAACTTAAGCTCCAAACCAACACATGCTGAGTGTATGCGTCGTGTCTCACGTACTACTACACCGGTAACATTGTATGGCGTTGCCCACCATGTAGATGCGACTGGCCACCAGTTGTCAGTGAGTGGGCTCAACAATAAGTGTCTAAACGGTGACGGCAACTTGTCGCCAACAGACGTGATGTCATGGATAACTGAATCTCTGGACATGTCTTATCTAAACAGGCCTAGAGTTAACAAATTAGTTAATGATTTCACACTTAACAGATACGAGTCATATATCTACCTTATGTTCACAATGTTGGGTGAGTATCACACGCAACGCGCAATAGAAGGTACCACGACATACGATGTAGATTATGAGTTGACTCACGCGCAATGCATTTCTATTGCCACGACTAGGAATGAAGACGAAAAAATAGCTAAAGTGCAGTCATACACAGTCGACTTGGGACCAAATAAATGTGGTTACAGCAGCACTGACACTCGGTTCGCGACTTGGCTTGAGCGTATAGAGGAACATGCTGTTCTAGTCCCTGAGGCAGAAGCTGAGATCCCTTCTATTAAATTGAGAGCCAAAGTGTGGTGTGTCGATGAGTACGATGATGGTCATTACAAAATCAAAGAATCACGGTTTGGCAAAGCTGGGTTTAAGAATGGTAAGTACTTAGTGCCTGAGAATGTGAGTACTGTCATATTAGATGGACCTCCAGACTTCAAGAGCCATAAATTACCTGAAGAGAAAGAACAACTAGACGACTATCTTAAATTCGGTAATGTTTACAGGCTAAACAACTTCAGTGCGCAGGAAGTACTTTTATTTCATTATATAATAACTGTATTAAACAGGAGAACACCCTTTCTCAGCGATCAAGCGGACTCGAGTAGTTTGAAGCATGAATACCAGGTTTTGAGCGACTCAGTCAGATTGAGAGATGTACAAGACTGCGAGATCTTTTGTTACTCGTCAGGCGATATACTTTGTTTGATAAATAAATT